GGCCTGCTCGAGCGCGGCCTCGGCCGTGGTGCGGTTCGGGGGCAGCAGCGACGTCATGCGAGCACCGTCGTGATGCTGATCGTACCGACAACGGCGACCCCCTCGGCGCCCGGGTCGACGTCGGCGGCCGGATCGGTGAGCGCGATGTCGCGCACGCCCGCCACGTCCAGCGCCCCGATTACCTTGGTGCGCCGCACCGGGCGGCCGATCCGCTGCGCCTCCGACAGGTAGGCATCGAGCGCGTCCTCGGCCGCGGCCTTGACGACCGACGGCGCCGGGCCGTCGTCGATGGTCAGGGTCGCCGTCACGTCGAAACCGGTCGTCGTCGCCGCCGCCACGGTCAGGCGCGAGCCCAGCGGCCGTTTGTCGTCCGCGCCGATGTGGTCCGCGATCGCCGTGTCGAGGGTGGTCACCGGCGTGCCGTCCGTCTCCGTCGCCCAGTAGACGACGCGCGCCTCCGACGGCGCGGGCGAGGTGGCCAGCACGTCGCGGATGCGCCCGTCCACGTCGAGCGTGTGCTTGACGTAGGCCAGTTCCGGGCCGGCGGTGGTCCAGCCCTCGGGCGCGAGGTTGGCGCGCTGGCGCAGGCTCTCGTCCGTCTCCATCGTGGCGGGCACGGGCGGCACCGCGTCCGGGTCGCCCGGATCCACCACCTGCCGCGCGACCCCCAGCAGCGCGGCGAGGTTGTCGAGGTCCGCGCCGGTGGCGTGCGCCAGCATGACGGCCCGGCCGCCGTCGTTGATCTCGGCCGTCTTGAGCTGCGCGTAGTATGCCGCAACTTCCAGCAGCTTGACCACCGGCTCGCTTTCGAGGTCGAGCACCTCGGCGAGCTCCGGCGCCTTGCTCTTCACGAGGTCCTTCATGGCCTGCAACTCGGCCTCGTAATCGAGCGGCTGCACCATCTGCGGCGCCGGCAGGCCGGGCAGGTCGATCGCGTTCGCGAATGTCATGCAGCGCCTCTGAGCTCAACGTCTCCGGACACAAGTTCGCCCTCGTATCGCCCGTAAATGGCCAGCGAGAGCACGCCGTTCGCCGACGCCTGTTGCAACTCGACCCCGGTCAGCTCGAACCGCGGCTCCCAGCGCGCGATCGCGAGCGCCGTTGCCGCGTAGACCGCGAGGATGACGCGCTGCGTCATCGGGCGATCCACCAGCAGCGGCAGTTCCGAGCCGTACTCGCGGCGCATGACGCGGCTGCCCACCGGCGTGGTCAGAATGTCCCGGATCGACTGTACGACATGCGGCCAGCCCGACAGCGTGGTGCCGGTTTCCGCGTTCAGCCCCGTGCTCACGAGTCCGCGGCCCCGTCGCCGGAGTCAGCCGTGGCCGTCGAGGCATCGGCCTTTTTCGCGGCACCGCGGCGCTTCGGCTGCGCGGGACGCCTGATCCGGCCCTCCAGCAGGTAAAGCCGCGCCTGACGATCGGTCAGGTCGATCGTCGCGCCCGCTGGGTGGTAGCGCCCCAAGAAGAACCCCGCGCGCGTGATGGTGTATGTCGTCATGATGATCTCCACTCCTGCACCGGCTACCCGCCGGCAAAAACATTCGGCGACCCCTCGGCCACCGCCGTGCAGCCGGTGATGCCGTCACCGACGCGCCCGCATCCCACGCCATTGATGAACACCGTCGTCGAGCCCGTGGTGATCGGTGCCGTGTGCGGCACGCATGGCGCCGGCGGCAACAGGTGCGACGTGTTCAAATCGCCCTGCCGCGACACCGGAATGCCGTTGCAGAACACGTCCGGGCTGCCCTCGGCGCGCGTCATGCCCGAGCAGTGCGGCACGTCGGCGTCCCCGATCCGCGTCACCGCCGGCATCGCGCCATGACCTCCTGCAACTTAACCGGCATCGCCTCGATCGCGTCGTGCTGCTCCGGCGTGTGTGGCTCGGGCGGCGGCTCCGGCTTGAACGCGATCAGCTCCGCAATCTCGGACGGGATGTCGTTCCAGTGGTCGCACTCCACGACCTCGCGCCGGTCGCGCGGGATGTAGCGATACGTCCCCTTCATCACGGGTTCAGGTGGATTTCCGCGCCGCTCTGGCGGATGCCCGCCGCGTCCAGCACGATCTCCGACCCGTTGCTCTGCAGCGTCAGGCTGTCACCCTTTGCCAGGATCATCGTGCCGCCCACCGTCAGTTTCAATTCGCCGCCCTTGTTGTGCGGCCGTGGGTCATCGTCGTTGAAACTCGACAGCGCGATCACGCCGTCGGTGATTTCCCCGCTCGGCGACGTGATCGTCACCGTCTGCCCGAGCACCGGCTCGCCCTGGATCTTCAAGGCCCCGCTCGCCAGCGCCTCGACGGGCAGCCACGGCGAGTCGAAGGCCGGGGTGTCGCCATCCGCCTCGCGCAGCCGCACGCGGTAGAGCCCCTTGCCCTCGTCGGCCTCCACGATCTTGCCGGTGCGGCTCCGGCCGCGGTCGCGGCGCTTGAGTTCTCCCAGCTCGCGCGAAAGGTGCGCCACGATGCCCGGCAAATCGTCAGGTGGTATCGCCATCTCTGCTCAACTCCACCGTCTCGACCTTCGCGTCGGGGTGCTGCACCCAGTGCGGGCCGTAGCCCAGCCGCCGCGCCTGCTCCAGCGGGTGGCCGAACGCCCGCCGGATCATGTCGATACTGACCTCGGCCTCCTCGGCCCCCGTCATCGCGTCGAGCGTCGGCACCAGCTCGGGCCGCGTGCCTGCCAGCGCCGCGCGCAACTCCGACCAGACCGCGCCCGCGACCAGCGGCTGCCCGTAGACCGGGTCCGGCTTGCAGGCCAGCTTGATCCGCAACTGCCGCGCGGCCAGCCGGACGCCGTTGTCCGCGGTCACCGCGCGCTTGCGCTCCACCTTCTCGACCCGGTCCGACAGGCGCTGCCAGATCGCCGCCCAGTCGCTCGCCGGGTCCGTCAGGGCGTTCCCGATCTGCCGGTCCACCAGGTCGAGCGCCACCTCCAGCGCGGCGTCGGTGGCCGGGATGTCGACGCCGGCGATCACGCTCTCGCCGGTCTCCGGGTCCGTCTGCGCCATGGGCGTTGCCGCCCCGAACTCGCACACGAAATCCACCGTGCCGTTCTGTCGCAGGTCGCGCGTGTCCGCCTCATTCACCTCGCCGTCGTCGGTGTAGACCACGACGAACGGGCGGTCCTGATCGGTGCGCAGGTTGCCGTCGCCGGCCACGTCGATCGCCGCGAAGTCGCTGTCGCGGACGTTGTCGCCCACCAGCGTGGCGCCCCTGAGCGCCTCGACAGCGGCGATGCGCAGCCCGAACTGCACGACCGGCATTATGCTTCTCCCAGGTGCAGGACCAGGCGCCCGTGGTCGCGATCCGCCACCCGCAACACCTCGAAGAACGGCTCGCCGGCGCGCTCGATAGCGCGCAGCTTGTCGCCCTTGCGAATTTCCGGGCCGTCATAGCTGGCCCGCGCAATGTGCGCCTCGGCCTTGCCGGCAGCGATCCGGCTGCCCCAGGCGCCCTTGGGTGCCACGGAATCCCGTGACCCGACGCGCAGCACAGCCTGCGCGGTCACGGTATTCCGGCTGAGGTCCGTCACCCCGCCGGACAGAAAAAACAGGTCGACTTCCTCTGCGAGGGTTGCATCTACCTGTGCAATCGCTTGGTCGCGGATGGCGTGGAACGGCGCGGGCACCGGTCAGCCCTGCAGCTCGGCCCAGACCGCGTCACGCAGCTCGACGGTCACCCGCTTCTTGGCCTCGGCCGCCGACACCGCGCCGGACTTGACGAGCGCGGCGCGCACGACGTCCATGTTCGGCACGCCGTCGCCGCCCTCCTCTTCGCCGGTCTCTGCCAGGATGTCGGCCACGGCGTCGCGCAGATCGTCGTCTGACAGGTTGTGCCCCTCGCCATCAGCCTCCACGCGCTTCGCTTCGGCATCGCGCAGATCGTCGTCCAGCTCGCGAAAGGCCAGCCGCTCGGCGACAAGGTGATCGCCATAGGCAACCGGAAGGGTCACCTCGTCGCCCGGTGCAAGCGCGCCTTCGCGATCCTCGACCGCGATATCCGGCGGCAGGATAACCGATCCCCGCAGCCGGTACTTCGCCGTTTCAGCCTTGCCGGTCATGATCGCCTCCTCAGGTCAGCGTCAGCTTGCGCAGCACCTCGGGGCGGGTGCAGATGGAAATCGCGTTCATCTGCGCTTCAAGGTTGCGGCCCTTGCCGTTGGGCATTGCGTACTGACGCGCGTAGAGCGGCAGGCCGATCGTGTTCACGGTCTCCTCGTAGTCCGCCGGTGCGAACCGCGTCATGAAGAGTTCCGGCACCCCGGTCGGGATCACCCGCGCCTCGTCGGCCGCGATATAGGCCGCACCCAGGTCGGTGGTCGCGGCGGCGCCGGTGCGATACCGCTCGAACGTCGCGCCGCCGAATTCGAACACGTCCGGCGTGCCCTGCCGCAGCTGCATCGCCCCCTCGTAATTGAGCAGGCTTTCCTTCACGCTCTTGTGGCCCCACATCGCCTTGTGAAAATCCCGGCCGGTGAAGACATGCAGCCCGTCATAGGCATCGTCGAGAGAGTCCTCGATCGAGTAGCGCACGCCGTCGAATACCTCGCCGACATTCGTGCTGTCCACGTCCAGTTCCAGCGACACGGGCGACGGCGTGGCGATACCGAAGCGCGTGTATAGGTTCTCCAGCACCACGCCGTTCCTGGTCGTCACGATCCCCTTGATGGCGCCGACGCGCTGGTGTTCCAGCGTCATTGTCAGGTCCTGGCCGTGGCGACCCAGCTTATCGTTGACCCGGCTTTCCACGGTCTCCAAGTCGCCTTCCGACCAGAAGGCGCGGACGTTCTGAACCTCGTCCGCCAGCACCGAGTCGTTGCGCTCGTAGTGCGGGACGGCAAACGGCACCAGCTCACGGCCTTCGGCGGCGGTCGTCTCGCCGGAGCCGCCGCGCGCGCTCGGCTCGACGAGGCCAAGTTTCCCGTTGCGCTGCTCGATGTAGACGGTCGTGGTGGTCACGCCGTCCTCGTCGAAAACGCCCGTCGCGGAGATCTGGCCCGGGCGATATTTCCGCTTGTTGATCGCCGCGGTCAGCGAGACGACGGAAAACGCGTCGTCGTTGAAGATGTCCATGCTCGGCATGTTACTGCTCCTTCTTGAGCCGGATCAGCGCACGATGACGCCGACGGTTTCCAGTTGATCGGCCTTCGCCGCCTTCTTGGCGGCATCATCGACCGAGGCGTCATAGGTGAGC